CAGGATCGATGACTTCAGCCATTCCCGGAATATTGGCCGAAGCACCTGATCCTTGAAATTGTTCTGGCGAACTTTGAAATTTGTCTGAGCCGGGATAGCGCACATCAACGCGGCGGCAAATCCCAGGTTTTGGAAATCGCCTGAGACATCCTGGTACGAAGTCCCGGTCCCCACAGCTACGTCTCTAATGTTGTCCTGTCGGAACATGTGCGCGGCCTCGACCGGGAACCGTGGATCGAGAATCTTCGCCTCGACTCCGTAAGGCAACTCTCGCTCGCTTCCTGGAGAAAGAACGTTGGTTTTTACACCGGCGCCTTGTTCGGTTACTGAAGGATCTGAGGTCCCTACTTCAGCAATATCGTTCGGGGGAGTGACCATCGGACCGCCGACCTGAGTGTTAACGAGTTGCTCACGCATCTCGTCTGGCATTTCCATTCCAGTCGGGAACTTCTTTTCCAGAACGAACGGCTTTGAATTGGCGGCGATGGAGGCGAGCGTTAAAGATTTCTCGTATTGATGCAGGCGCCAAAGCGGTTGGACCGTTGAATCCAATTCCGTCATCCCAACATCTTGTTCGGCCCGGTCTCGAAGATTGTTGAAATGAATGATGTCCTCCGCCGGAACCTTTTCGCGCCAGGTATTGGGATAAGGACCGGTGTACCCGAATACTTCGCCCGGGTGACGGGTGAGTAGCCAGTAATAAATCGGACGATTATATCTCGGATGATAAGAAATGCTCCAGCGGATCGGATTGCCCTCATCGTCCTTTCCCATGTAACTTTCCTGGAGCCGATCTTCCTCCAGCATGTCAATCGCGTACCGGTACTTGTTCAGTTTGAAATTGCGGTAATGCCGGATGATGATAGAACCCTCACGCGCCACACTCGCCTCCATCACGCGCAATGCCTCAAGCCTGGATGAAGTTCCTCGGACGGTGAAGTTTTCATGCCATCCGAATTGCTCCCATTCATCTTCTATCTTGCTGTTGGCCTCGGCGTTCTCTGTGAAAACCTTTTTACCGTTGGCATCGGTCTTGGTAGTGCCAATCCTCATGTCCAATCGGAACGGATCTTCGCCGACCACATTGTTCTGGAACGTTCGGATAACGGCCTTGCCATGAGGTGTGTCTTTGGCGATGGTCCTTGCCCGGGCGCGAGTGACGTATTTGCTCGTCAACATCTCGGAATTGGCACTGCCATAGGTGCCGCGCATGTCCGAATTGTAATTGTCTGTTACCGCAGCATCGTAAGACCGGACGTTTCTGCGATTCAGATCATCGATCATCCTCAAAGCCGCCATGTGTTGCGGAGTAATCGTAGACATCGGCCGGCGCAAAACAGACCCCATGACTGGCTTGGATTTTCGGCCAAGAACAATGTTTGTAAACGGTATTTTCATCCTATATTAAACAGCGGTTGGGACACATTACCGGGCGGTAGTCCACTGCGCGCGCGTTGCTTCTGGATTTCATTCCGACGAAGTTCCTTGTAATACTGTAGCTGAGACAAAACTTTGTCGCGCTCGATCTGCACGAACCGGTTACGCTGGACATCGGTCTCCTTCATCAACTTGGTAGCCAGGGTTTCAAGCTGCGATTCCAAAAGCGTAATCATTCTCTGCGCGTGCGTCGTTTGCGGAGCTTGCGCGGTGCCAGCCGGGAAATTGGCTATGCAATGGAAATTGCCCTGGTAAATCTCTCGACGTTCGGCGCCATTAACCGCGTACCCAGCCAGGATATAATCGCCCTCCGGCAATGTTGGAACGAAATTATCCACGTCTACCAGATGCCAGTTGTTCGTGTCTCCGGAACCCGGGATCGAGTTTACCAAACAACGCTCCAAGCCGGCCATGTCAGTGAGAATATACTGCAATGACCATCCTTTCGATGGTAGGAAAGTGGGAAGGTTCTTTTTGAAAACCAAAGTGTCTCCAGCCGAGAACCGCTCCGGCTCGCGGCTCTGCATCGCGTCTACGTCGTAAGTGAGAACCGAATTGTATACTAATCCCGCTGACGCTACCGGCGTTGTCGTTATCACGCCAATCCAGGGTCCGCTCGGAGCGCCGCTGGCGTTGTACGCAATCCAAAGCGTTCCGCCATCACTTATAAAGTAGTTGTTCGGAGTGACTGGCGGGTTGCCGCTATTCTGATCGAACGCAACGTCCCCATTGACTCCGGGTAGGTTGCCATTGGGATTGCCGCGAACATTGTAAATCGTCACGGCATTGGCGCGTAGTCAAACTATTCCTCACTTATCTTGATATGCCCCAATAGCCCATCCTGGCTTGCCCGGGCGAGTATCTGAAGCTCGCAATCCCGGTAGTGCGCAACGCGATTGGCGATGTTCACATACTTCGATACCCCCCGGACCTTCTGAGGATACCGAGATGAAATCTGTTGCTCATACGTCTTGGATTGAACTTCTACCTCCGGAGTGTCCGACTGTTCCCGGGCCAGGACATCAAATGTCGGCATCCCCTGTGAACGGCTGAGTATCGCTTCCAATTGCTGCTCAAAAACAAAGTTGGACCACCAGTACCGGAACAGTTTAACCCGCCATTGATGACCATCCAGACTCTTTACGAAGTATGGCCTGGTCTCGAAGCCGGCCGAGATTGGCAACAATTTCTTGCCTACTCTGAATTGGCTCTTTGGGGAACCAAAAAACAACCGCCAGCACGAAGGAAAAGGATCTTTACGACCGGTAATCGGATGCGGCTTTCCCGGTGTAACCATTTCAAATGCGGCCGCTCCGCGCCCCTCGATCTGCGGAGTTCCCCATGAGGCGTCGATGACAACACATTGATTGGCCACTTTCCAAAGTTTTTGGGCGGCTATCCACTTTTCCCATGAATCGGCGAACCCGCGCGCCAGTTGCCGGCTGTTACCGTATTTGTCAAACTCTCGGATTATCCACCAGAACGATCCTACTTTTGCATCCTTTGGACCGGCCGCAATATCCTTCTGAGAATCGACGCCCATGTAACGCGCGAAGAAGTCCGGGATCATCTTCGTCGGGTCCGTTTCGTAACACATGGGAGTTACCTCGACCTGGCTATGCGAGATAGAATCCGACCAGACCGCCGCCGCCCGCTTCTGATACCACAGTTTCAGGGGGAGCAATAATCCCTTGAGTTGAGATTCCTTTGCCTGGAGATATTCGAGCATGATCGATCCCCAGGGAATGCGCTGTCCTGCCCAAGCCGGCCACCACCAGCCGATATTCTCATGTACCGCCCGGGGGTTGGTCGGAACGTAATAACTCGACTTGTCCAGGGCGAGGCGAATGTCCGGGGTGTCGTGCCAGGACGATCCACAGTGGTAACACTCGTAATAGGTCTGACTCTGGACCGCTTGCTCGTTGTACGTGTTGTCGTCGTGCTTAATCTTGTCATCATCTCCACGCTTCATCCCGCAATGCCGGCGTTCCTTAGACTTTAGTATGGGAGTAAAACGTTCCACCCAATCCTTCTTTTCTACATCTGGAATATCCTTTGTCGGGACCGCAACGAAATCATCCGGGCGTTGATGGTGCCATTCGAATTGTTGGCCAGTCCCACAGTAGGGACAGACCACATGCAGCATCCTCTGGTCGGTAGTTTTCCATTCGGAATCGAAATCGTCATCTTCCTCTCCGCCCTGGCTCTCGATCACCACCTTGTAGTCTTTGAGTTGATTGGTGTTGTGTTGAGTCGTGCGCGCAATCGCCTCCTTTATCATCCCGGTTCGTCCGGAAAGAAATGCGTCAGAGATGAACACGTAACGCAAAGTCATGCGCTGCGTCGTCGTCAGGTTAAGCGGCCAGATCCGGAGCACCATATCCGGCAAGTAAAACTCCGACGTGGTAATCTGGTGACGGCCGCTTGAATCCTTGCTTACCACCGCATCGATCAATTCAGCTATCTTCGGGTTAGCCTTCAGGTACGGCATCGCCCGGGCCTTGGCTTGGTCAAACGCGGTGTCGTCACCGGACAAATAAATAATCATGTCGCCGGGATCGTTGCCGATAAAGTATCCGGCCGGCTGTTCGACTGTCCCGTTGGTCTTCAACATCTGGACCGCGGCGCGAATGATGAACTTCCCATACGGCCGGCGCCGGATCTCCCTCTGAGGTTCTTTCAGGTAGTATGCGCTTTCGATCTCGAATGAGTGTCCTTCGTTGGCGAACCCACGGCCCATCGGTACATCCTTGAAGAATTCCCAAATCTCGCCGGTGAATGGCGGCGCTATCTGTTCAACGAATATTTCCTCGAACGTCTTTCTTGGTCGGCGTGGACTCATTCTCCACCTTCCTTCCGCGTCGAATCTGTCACAAGCTGTTTGATCCGTTCTCGAAGCGAGTTGACCGATTGGCGGGCCATGTCCTTGATGCACTCGACCAATGCCTGTCGCTTTTCGTCTGGAAGATTTAACGATTGGACTGACTGTAGTAATCTCTGTGATAACTCCTTTTCGCCGTACTCAGTCAACGCGCGGTTAACCATCAATCCCAACTCCATCGCCGTCCGGTTGTGTTCATCGATACTGATGAACTGGCCGCGCTCTTTATTCCTCTGCCATTGCTTTTGCTGAAGTGCTTCGAGTTCGTCCTGTTGCTTTAATGCAAATAGATCCTGCTGTGAATTGGCCTGGCCATTTGTAGAAATTTTCCATTTGGGGTATAACCATTTATGGAACCAAGCGATCCACAGTTTGGCGTCCCATTGACGGCTATTAACCCTGGCTGGAGGGGGAGGCGATTTGTCTATGCGCAGTCCGGATTTCCAAAGGCTTACCGTCCTGCGATCTATTTCAAATCTTAATTGGCTGGTCCCGTCCCTATTGCGATAATGCGAAGTGAGCTTTTGGGCAATCTCGGCCAGACTATCACACAGGCTGGCCGATTGTCGCCGATTACGATTGATCGAAGTTCTTTTCCGGGCGCGTCCCCTGGCGATTTTCTTCCCACGCTGTTTTTTATTGGACATTTACTCATCACCAGTATGTGGTTTCAATAGCCAATGAGTCCCATCCACTCGTTTAAATTCGGGCCAAAGAAGATTTTCGTTTCCGCGGTGCAATTCCATATAAACCGTAATGCGTTCGTGCAGTACGAAATCCCTAAATGCCGCACTCGCCAGAAGCTCATCTTCCGCCCCCTCGATGTCTATTTTAATGAAGTCAGGCACTCCGAACTTATCGGCTGCATCACTAAAACACAAAGTTTCGAGATCCCCACCAAAGCGCAATTTTTCTTCTGTGTGGCCCGATTCGGCCGGAGTGAAGCAATCCCTTTCCGCCGTGATTGGGCTTAATATGACCTTAATATTAAGAAAATTTTGAGCGGCGGTCCGGCGCAGACACAATACATTTGTGGCCGAAATGTCAAACGCTGTGACTCTGCAACCGGACTTCGCCGCTGCAACCGAATGAATTCCTATGTTACTGCCTAAATCCCACACGTAACCGCTTACCGGAAATGGGATCTGTTCAGATTCAGCTTCACGCCTGAAGTATATCCATGAAGCATGATCTCGAAGCGAAATATTGAATAATGTTCCACCGATAATCCGCTGTACGATTATGTCAGGCACGATCCGCCTCCATAACTTCGATGCTATAAATACGACAATCCTATTTAAATAACGGCCGGAGCTAGATTTCGTTTTATCGGCGGAATTCATGGTTGCGCGTTTTTCGATTCGTATTCCGAACTGGACTATTTCTTCTTCGCCTGAAGAAGTTCCCGGGCCTGACCGTTAAGCTCGCTCACCGAACTGGTGGCGCGAATGAACTTTTCCAGTTCGTCAACGTCCCAATCCTCCATCGGCTTTTCCTTTTTGATGTTGTCCACGACGCTTTCCACGTTCGAAAGGATGCTGACGATCTCCGTCCAATGATTCGGCGGAGTGTGCGCAGTTTGAGGTTCAAGCCGGCGCGGCTCGGGTAATGCGCCCGAGGCGATCAGGCAGGGCTGGATGACGGAACGACAATCGGCGAGCGTGGTTGGTTCCTTTTCGCAGGACCGGAATACTTTCTTTGCCGCCTCTACCTTTTGCCTCCGCATGTATTCCTGTTGCCAGCCGGTGGTGTCGGTATGCCAGGATTTAAATTCAAGTTGGTTGATGTCTTCGGCCTCGGCGAACTTACGGCCGGCCCGCCATATTTTCTTACAGCCAGCGACCATCATGTTCGCGCCACCGCGAACATCTTTCATTCCGGACTCGTATTGCCGGACGCCATCGGCCATCAGCCGATTGACATCTTTTCGGGTATTACTATCGACGCGCTCCTGATAGGTGGCCGTTAAGGCCCTGCTTTTTCGTTTTGCCATTGTGATCTCCATTTCCATTTTGGTTGAGTTGTTGAAGGCGGGTGATTCTCATTTTTGACCGGGCCGATTCGTCCCGCTGTCCTTCGGCCTTTGAAAGTTTTAACTGACGTATGAATTTCTGAAGGCATTTGTTTACGGTCTGCTTCCCTGATTCTCCCATGTATCGTTTCAGCCCCAGCCGCCGAGCCAGTGCGCTACCGGTCGGTGCGCCGGCCGTCTTTTTAAGGCCGAGCGCCAAAGCCATTGCGCACGTTGACATCTTGAGCATCTTCGGGTTCTTCTGGCCCGCCTGGTAATTGCACAGCAGATCGAAAACCTTTTCGTAGAAGAAATGTATCTTTTTGGATTGTTCCCGAAGGGCTTCCGAAAGTGACCCGGAAAATACTGCGTCGTTTGAACTGAAATTCTGATCGTAGAACTGTAATGCTTGAGCGGCTTGGTCGAATGTCAGTGTTGGGCTGCAACGAGCGGCGCATTGCTCAATAAGCTCGCCGCCACTGTCCACCGGAGAAATCGGCACCCGTTCACCATTCTCATATCCTGTGCCATCATCTGCTAATTCGGGTTCACTCACAATTTGTTAGCTCCCGGTTTTTTGTTCGGACTTTGATTGCCGCCGAATCGGAAAACCGGGAAACCCATTAGTGGCCATTTTCTTTGTTTTATAGAATGCGTTACGCGGCCGGTGCGGCTGCGGCTACTGGTGCCGGCGGAGTCGGTTCGCCGAGCGTCATCACAACCTGCGTATCCTCGGGATTGATAACCGTAATGTCAACTTCTCCAGTCAACGTGTT